TAAATAAAGAAAAGTAGGTATATCAATGGCAAACCCTGCTTCAAGACAGGAATTAGTAGACTACGCAAAAAGGCAGTTAGGATATCCTGTATTGGAGATCAATCTTGCTGATGAGCAGATTGAAGATTTGATGGATGATGCTATCCAGATTTATCAAAATCGACATATGGATGGTGTCGAATTGATGTACCTAAAGCATAAATTTACGCAACCATTCTTAGATGCTATTCAAGCAAGAGGAAGTAGCAAAACAACTGGTATTACCACAACAACAGGAACAGCAAATATAACTGGTATTGGAACAACTACATTCTCATTTGAAGAAAATCAAAACTTTATTCAAGTCCCAGATTCGGTCATTGGTATTGTAAAGGTTTGGAAGTTAGATAATCGTGCAATCAGCACAAACATGTTTAGTGTAAACTATCAATTATTTTTAAACGAAATTTATTGGTTTAGTTCTACTGAACTATTGAACTATACCATGACAAAAAGATATCTAGAAGATATCGATTTTATTCTACATCCAGATAAACAAATTAGGTTTAATAGAAGACAGAATAGACTATATCTAGATACGGATTATTCTAGCATAAAGGTTGATGATTATATTATTATTCAATGCTATAGAGTTCTAAATCCTAATGAATTTACAAAAGTATATAATGATCCATTTTTGAAGAAATACTTTACTGCTTTGATGAAGAGGCAATGGGGACAAAATCTAATCAAGTTTAGAGGAGTAAAACTTCCAGGTGGAGTTGAGTTGAATGGTCGTGAAATTTATGAAGATGCTCTAAGAGAAATAGAAAAACTTGAAGAAAGAATGACTTATGATTATGAACTTCCTCCATTAGATATGATCGGATAATGCTTAATCCATTTTTTACGCAAGGAACTAAATCAGAACAAACTCTTGTACAAGAGTTGATGGATGAGCACATCAAAATTCATGGCATTGAATTTATTTACTTACCAAGAATTTTTGTAAACACTAAAACTATAATGCGTGAAGTTTCGACTTCAAAGTTTACTAGATCTTTTCCAATTGAAGGATATATTCAAAGTTATGAGGGATTTGCAGATCCTTCAAACATACTGTCAAAGTTTGGTGTTAGAACCACTGCAGAAATGCAAATTGTTATTTCGCAGAGAAGATTTGATGATGGTATTGGTCCTTTATATGAAGCAATTGTTGAATTATCAGACAATCCAAAAAGACCCTTAGAAGGAGACTTAATTTATTTTCCTTTATCAGATACTCTTTTCGAAATTAAATTTGTTGAGAATGATCAACCAGCATTTTTCCAATTACAAAAAAATTACACATACCTCTTGAAGTGTGAAATATTTGAGTATGAAGATGAAATTCTTGATACTCAAATTAGTGATATTGATGATGAATTTACATCTTTTGGATACAATGCAACTCTCACTTTTGTTGGTATTGGATCAACTGCTGCTGCATTTACATCTTTAGTTAATGGTGGTGTTCATGCAATTACTATTCTCAACGAAGGAACAGGATATACTGCAGATCCTACAGTTAGAATTGCTCCTCCAGGTATAGGTAGAACAGCACAAGCAGTTGCAATTACTACAGAAAATAGTAGTGGTACAAGATCGCTACAAGCGATTTATGTTACAAATACTGGATATGGATATACAACAATACCAACAGTTCAAATTATTCCTACAGATGGAAATGGAACTGGAGCAATTGCAGTAGCAGGTATTGGAACTACTGGTTCAGTTGGAGTTGTAACAATAACTACTGGTGGTCAAAACTATGTCTTACCACCAACAATTACATTCACTGCTGCACCTTCTGGTGGAGTTACCGCTATTGGAACTGCAGTTCTCAATACGCAAAATAATCTATCTGCAATCAGAATTATCAATGCTGGTTATGGATATACGCAAGTACCAACGATTACAGTATCTGCTGCAGGAACTATTGGTGTAGGAACATATCAGTTTGGAGATATTATCAGGGGAGTTTCTACTGGTACAACAGCAATTGCAGCATCTTGGGATAAACCAACTCTAACAATGAGGGCACGCAGTTTGACTGGTAAATTTGCTCCAGGTGAAATGATCATTGGCGCAGGAACAACATATGGTAGTGTTGCATACATCCTAAATACAATCAACTATGATGACGATGATCCGTTTGAGCAAAATCAAGAAATTCAGTCTGCAGCGAGCACTATTCTTGATTTCTCAGAAAATAATCCATTTGGTGAGGTGTAACGAATGCTAGGAACATATTTTTACCACGAAATTATTAGGAAGACAGTTATTGCTTTTGGCACACTGTTTAATAATATCGAAATTAAACACAAAGCAGATGACACAGATCAAACTCTGAGTATTATCAAAGTTCCAATTGCTTATGGACCAATTCAAAAATTCTTAGCAAGAGTTGAACAGCAACCAAACTTTGAAAGAACTGTTGCAATTACTCTACCAAGACTAGCATTTGAAATTATATCGTATCGTTACGATCCATCAAGAAAAGCATCACCAATCACTAAGTTTTGTGGTGTGGAAGGAAATAAAATTAAAAAAATTTTCATGCCAGTTCCATATGATATTGGATTTAGATTGAGTTTTGCATCTAAACTACAAGACGATAGTTTACAAATTTTAGAACAAATTTTACCATTCTTTCAACCATCATATTCTGTTTCAGTAAAATTGATTGATGAAATTAATGAGGTAAGAGATATTCCATTTACTTTAAATAATATTTCATTTAGAGATGAATATGAAGGTACTTTTGATAAGAGAAGATATATTCAATATGATTTAGATTTTACAGCAAAAGTATACTTCTATAGTGAACTACCAACTGATGAAAGTGGTGGCATCATTAAACGTGTTCAGATTGATTACTCTTCAGCAATCAGAGCTCCAAGAGAAGTTAGATATGTTGCAACTCCTGCGGCAACAAAAGATTACAATAATGATCAAACAACTACATTGACAGCAACACTAGAAACTTCTAAGACATTAATGAAAGTTACAAGTTCTGCTTCATTAGAAGTTAGAAAGTATATTCAAGTTAATGAGGAAGTAATGCGAATTGAAGAGATTGATGGAACTAATATTATTGTTGCAAGAGGACAATATGGTTCATCAATTCAAGAACATTATAGTGGAGATAAAATTGATCGTATTACAATTGATGATGATGCATTGATTGATCCTGATGATGATTTTGGTTTCAATGAAACTAGAACATTCTTCCAAGATTTTAAATCGTTTAGTTCAAGTCAGGGAAGTGATGTATAAAGAATGGAAAATACGTTTGATGCTATTGATAAGGCGCTTGATATAAAAGCGGAGATGGTGGAGACTGTCAAAGAAAAACCACCAATAGAAACTCCCGATGATCCTCAAAAAGATTATGAATATAGTAGAGCACAGTTATATACTCTGATTGAAAAGGGTCAAGAAGCAGTTAGTGGAATACTTGAATTAGCTCAAGATAGTCAACATCCAAGAGCATTTGAAGTTGCAGGACAATTAATAAAGTCTGTTGGTGATGTAACTGACAAGTTACTTGAACTGCAAAAGAAAATGAAAGACATTGAAAAACCACAAAGCAATGGTCCAAAAACAGTCAATAATGCACTGTTTGTTGGATCAACAGCAGATCTTCAAAAGATGCTAAAGCAAGGGTTTCTAAATAATGATAAGTAGTAGTCAGTTTTTAGTGTGAAAGATCACGAAGTTTCAATGGCAAATAGTCAACTTGATAAGACTATTGCTAATGCTAAAAAACTAAAAGCAAGACTTGGCAAGAAGGAAAAGAATATTCCTGCTTGGGTTCAAGCTAAGATTACTGATACTGACCATAACATGGATGCTGCTGCATCATATTCTGTTAAAGAAGATTTGAGAAAGTGGTTTGGTAAAGGTGGTGAAGGTGGAGTTGGTGGTGGTGGATGGGATAGATATAATACAAAAGGTGAAAGAATTGGTAAATGTGCTCGTGAACCTGATGAACCAAAACCAAAATGTTTATCTAAAGAAAAAGCAGCAAAAATGTCAAAGGACGAAATTGCTTCTGCAGTGAGAAGAAAACGTAAAGAAGATCCAGTAGCAGATCGTTCAGGAAAAGGAGGAAAACCAATTATGTCATCCAACAAAATTAATGAGCAAGATGCACAAGAATATCAGAAGTTTGATCGTAGAGTAAATACTGCAATGGCAGCAAAAACACCAGATCTAAAAATCAAACTCTTAAAACTTGCTGGACAAGCACATCCATCTTCTCAAGTCAAGACTGTAGAGCAGTTTATGGAAGCGTGCTGGAAAGGATATAAGCAAGTTGGAATGAAGAAGAAGGGTAAAAGAATGGTTCCTAATTGTGTTCCAGAAGAAACTGAACTTGATGAAATGATCGCATTAGCAGCTCCAATTGTAAGGGGAGTTGCAGCTGTATCTAAAGTTGGACAAGGTGTTGCAAAAGCAGGACAAGCATTAAAAACTGGAGCACAAAAAGTAGGTTCAAAAGTTAAAGATATTACTAAAGTAGCACCAAAAGTTCCAGGAGATACTGAAAAAGAACCTTTGGATACAAAAAAAGCAAAAGAACCAGATTGGAAAAAGGGATTAAAAAAGGCAGGTGAAACTGCAAAATCCGCAATAAAAACTACTGCTGGTGGTTTTGCTTCAATGTATGAACCAAGAGAAGAATATATTATGGAGAAGAATGTTCCAACAAATCCTTCTCTATGGTCTAAAGCAAAAGCACAGGCAAGAGCAAAGTTTGACGTATATCCATCCGCTTATGCCAATGGATGGGCTGCCAAATGGTACAAATCCAAAGGTGGCGGATGGAAGACTGCTGCAAAGGAGAGCTATGACGCACGACAACTACTTTCTTTTAGTGATTTTAGGAAGATCTCTAACAATAGCATCAGCAATGAGGAGAAAACAGTAACTGAAGTCGCAGCATGGCAACGTAAAGAAGGAAAAAATAAAGAGGGTGGATTAAACGAGAAAGGAAGAAAATCTTACGAAAGAGAAAATCCTGGTAGTGATCTCAAAGCACCAGTCACTACACCACCATCAAAATTAAATCCAAATTCAAAAGCAGCAAAAAGAAGAAAATCTTTTTGTGCAAGGATGGGAGGAAATCCTGGTCCTATGAAAGATGAAAAGGGTCGTCCAACAAGGAAAGCATTATCTCTTCGCAAATGGAATTGCTAATATGAAATCCTTCAAAGAATTCTTATCCGAAAGTGTAAATATTTCTGGAAATGCTTCTGTAGGCACCATTATTGTTAATGGTGGTACGGAAACAGAAACTCCAGTTAAGGAAACATTTACTGCTGAAGTTTTTTGGCATGGAAATTTATATAATATGATTTTTGAATTGGAAGAAAGAGGTCTTCCAACTAGATGGGAATTGTCTAGAAGATTGCAAGAAGAATATCCTGGTGCAATAGTACATAACATCTATCCAGATTATTCAAATCCAACATCATTAAAAATTAAAGAAATTAAAAAATACCACCCACTAAGGTTGCAATGGGAAAATTGAAATCATATGGCACAATTTAATAAAAATACTCAAGATTTTTTAAATCAAGAAAGAACTCTTTTTGAAGTAAATATGATCGCCAATAAAAATGGCGAAGTAGTTACTATTGATAATCCATTTCCAGTATCTCTTGGAAGTTCCAATATTACTATTAATGGTAATATTACAATTCCAGGAATAGTAACAGTTACAAGCACTCCAGATAATCCAGTTCATAATCACATAGTTGAAGTTGGGACAGGTGGAACATTAACAACTCCATATCTTCCAGTCGGTATTTCTACATTACTGAATACCGTATCAATAGGAAATACTGTATCAATTTCTAATACTTCTTTTTATGTTCTAAATCCAGTCACAACAGTCGCAGTATCAGGTATTGGTTCTACTGTTACAGTTCAAGGAACAGTAGGAATTGGAACAACAGGGCAAGTATCACTCAATCTCAATAGTGCTCCCGTAAGTTCCAGTAATCCACTACCAGTCACAGGAACAGTATCAATTTCTACAACATCATCAGCATCTGTTACATTTCCACCAATAGCAACTGATGCATTTGGAAGATTAAGAACTTCAACTCCACTTACACTTTTTGATAGCTCCCACAGATAC